GAAATCGAAGAGAATTAAACACAACGACTTAACACACTATTTCCTGCGGGAGCATTCAACGCTTCCGCGGGCCTATCTGGCCAGCTGTGAAAAGTTTTTTGATGGGCTCAGGCGCGCAAGCAAAAAACAGGTTGACAAGCAGAGCGCAAGCGCTTATATAGGAAATTCTAAGAAAGGATAAAATGAAAATAAAAGAAGCAAATAAAATAATTATATCATTATCGAAGCCAGACAAAATGCCCGGATTTGCATATGGGCTGCCCGCGTGGGAATGTAAAACAGGCGCGAAGCTTGTAAAAATTCCTGGCTCTGTGTGCTCAGGTTGTTACGCTATGAAGGGCAACTATACCAGATTTCCAGAAATTAAACGCGCGCAATATAAAAGGCTCGCAGCGATCAGGCACCCGCTTTGGGTTCAGGCTATGACCGCAAAAATAAACAGCGAAGCGGTGAGTAAACATAAATATTTTAGATGGCACGACGCCGGAGACGTACAGGACCTAAGGCACCTTGCGAAAATTTTTGAGATTTGCAGGAGGACGCCAGATATTAAGCACTGGATGCCGACGCGGGAAGCGTGGACTAAAAGATGGATTGAGCGCGCGCCTTCAAATTTGGTTATAAGATTTTCAGGCACTATGATTGATCAACCGGCTGTGAAGAGCTGGCAATGGACGTCGACTGTATCAACTACGCCAGGAAGCAGGACCTGTCCCGCACCGGATCAGGGCGGCCAGTGTGGCAGCTGTCGAAATTGCTGGAATAAAGAAATTAAAAATATACAATACGGTAAACACTAGAATGGAATTTAAACATCCAAAGTATTATAAGAATTTGCGCAAGCTATATAGATCGCGCAATAGGGACCAGGCTATTAGCCTACAAGCTGAGACGTCAGACGCAAGGCGTACGCCTGGGACCGGCCTCAAGCAACAAGCCAACGAAGAACTTACAGCTTTACAAACATATGTTAAGAATACAAAGAAGCCAATTTAATCAGCTCTCAAGCAGGGGGGCGGGTGGGCCCCAAGGTCTCAAGCTCAGTTTAGAATGATTCTAAAAGAAAGTATTTGACATTATGAATTGTATGGGATATTGTAGGAATAGTTTAAGTCTTATATGCGGTGGGCGTTCTAGTGCACGCGTAGTCCAACCAAGGGACTTAGGCGATACAGGTGACGCCCCACTTATGGGGCCGCGCAATAGCGCCACCGAGACCCTGCATCTAGAGCAGCATAAATATCCGGGTGACGGCTCTAGCCGGATGGTGCAGGGTTATGGTCCTTCTTCTATTTTTTTTAAGATCTCAAGCGGACAAGCGCTCAGGCGTCAAGCGGTGCGCGAATCAACAAGCGTTGGATATGATCCCAATCATTGATGGCCACAGGCTTCGAGCCGTGGTAGTCTGCAAGCAGATCGAGGATCGCTGAACTCTCATAAAGTTTTATGGAGCCAAGACCGGCGTCTTGGGCTATGATGAAATTCCGTTTCGGACGAGTAATGTGAAATAGTTTTTGGTGTGGGCTAAAGTGTATTTTCTTACCTCTTGTGATCTTCATCTCAAGCATAAAAAAACCACAGTTTTCGTGGTATCCCAACAAATCTGGTACTCCAAATGAAGCCCAAGATTCAAGTCTAGTCCACTGAATTTTGGGTGTCTTTTTCTTTATTAGTTGCCAAAGTTTTGACTCTGGTTTCATCGTACTGTGCCTTATAGATTTGTCTCATAACTGTAGTAAAAGGATTAAGATCGTAGTCCTTTGCACAGCCAGAAATTAATATAAATATTAGTATTATTCTCACAATTGACTTGTACAGATTTGTACGATAGAAGTCAAGAATGACAAGAACTCCAATCCTTACAGATAGACAAAAGAAATTTGCAGAGTTATTGGTGTATAATGAGGGGAAGATGAGCCCAGCAGAGTGCGCTAATGAAGCTGGCTATAAGACTCGACCAAGACAATCAGCATCAGAGCTTAGGAATCCTAGAGTATATCCTTTAGTTGCGAAATACATTGGAGAGTTAAGAGCAGAGGTGCAAGAGAAGTATGGTATTAACTTTGAGAAACACATTACAGAATTGGCTAAGATTAGAAATGAGGCTTTAAAGAAGGGAGCGTGGTCTGCAGCAGTCAATGCTGAAGTTGCACGTGGTAAAGCAGGAGGACTCTACGTAGATCAAAAATTAATTATGACAGGAAATGTAGACAATTTATCTGCTGATGAAATTAAAGAGAAGCTACGTAAAATCCTTGACGACAACAAAGAGTTGATTAATATTACCCCTGATGAGGTAGAGCTAGACAAAATAGAATTGCCAGCAAAATAACACCTTGATGTTTATTTATTAAACCATTAACGAGATTATACACTCGATTTGAATGGCTTCTTATTACTCTTAGAAAGTTTTTCATTTTTACTCCTAACAATACCATATGGATTAGGTCCACGTACTGGTGGTATCGCCTTCCATTTTACGTTAGGCATATTCTTAGTCAAGGTTTTATTTTTCATTTATTTTTTCCATCTTAATTATACATCCAAGTGGATATACATTTCTATCAGAAAATAACTCATCACCATCTTCATAAGACGCAAAGGTCCAAAGATTCTTACGATCTTTTTTAAATACATATGCTTGGGTAATCATTGTACTAGGTTTAAACTTTTCAAACTCTTCTACTGTAGCGTGGCCGGCATCTCCAGTAATGTCAGACCAGGTTATTTTATAAAAGTAATACTTCTTGTTTTTAATAACAGTATGTTTGTATTTAGATTTCTTCGGACGTTTTGGCATAGGGATCTTATACTATAGGGGAGATTTTAGGCAAATTTTTTATTTTTGAAAATAAAAAAATCCCCGCGCGCCGAGTAGGCAACTGTGCCAAGGCAAATGTGCTAAAAAGCTAGTAAATACGCCATTTGTGCCAAGCTGTGCCAAGGGGCGTGGCACACTATTATTCGCTAATACCAACACTTCTAAGCCAAAATAGGGGTGTGCCAAGTGTGCCAGAGGTTTTTTCTTATGACGAAAAAAAATCATAGGGGCAAAAATTCCACTTATCTTGGCACAGTGTCGTATTTCTTAATACTTGTGCCATTTTTAATAATTTTCTTAACTCCTGGACCTTGAATCTCAATACTTGCGTAAGGTTTCCACTGCTTACGTATCAGATTTAGCTCTAAAATCAGATTCGACCATTGTTTGGGACTTATGTTTGTCCCGACTATACTCACCTTTTTCATAATCTATACACAATTTACCGTCTAGGTGGTCCATTTCGTGCTGTACACATCTGGCTGCTAGATTGTAAAATGTTTTTGTATGCTCCTCTCCTTTCTCATCTTGGTAGTTTAGAGTAATTCTAAGGTATCTTCTTACCTCTCCTCTCTTGCCGGGCGCAGATAAACACCCTTCAAAATCAATCATAGATTCTTTAGATTTTTTATGTATTTCTGGATTAATAAATACTTGAGGATTATCACCACTTCTGGTGCAATCCATTACAAATATTCTTCTTTGATAGCCTACTTGCACTGCTGCTAATCCAATGCCATAATTTTTATACATTATCTTAATCATCCATTTAATTAATCTTTCAGTCTTATCATCCAAAGGAAACTTAACAGGTGAGGACACCGTTCTTAAAAATACATCTGGATATTTTACTATGTCTGTCATAATTTTATGGGGCTTCCACTCTCGCTTTCACCCCACTCCCGACGGGATTCATTAACTTTGTTTATAGGTTTGAGATCTAAACCTATTAATACTTTCACTTTTTAGAACCATTCTAGTTGGCTCAGGATGACCTATAATGTTGTTCTCTTGTATTTCAATTCTCCTTATTTCTTCTAAATGCCCATCCATTGTTTCAATGTAAATATGACAATTAGATATTGCTGTACCTTTTTGATTTTCTGTAAATTTGCCAAGATATTGTTGCAAATCTCTTACACGCATACTCATTAGTGATATTTCCTTTCTATTTTTTTAGATATTATTTTAAGTAATTCATACCATTTCTTTTTCCACATCTCTCTTACTTCTCCAGATGTACTCCAGTAAGCTTTAGCTATATTATCCAGTCGTCTTGTGTCTTGTTTTATAGTATTCATCTACCCTCCTTAAAAAGTTATGTTTATATTTTTGGAATTCCTTCCCCTCAACAACAAACTCTTGATAGAAGTTATCCTTACTACACATCATAATCACACCTTTATCTATTTTAGTTCTATAAATAAAATTGTGAGCCATTGCATAAGCTGCTAACTGAAGACAATAGTCATCAATCCATTCTCTTTTCTTTGGCTTGTTTGTTTGCTTGAAGTCTATGATTGCGTCCTTACCTTTATGGACACCTACTAAATCTGTTTGGCCTGCGTATAGTCCTGGATAATACAAAGTACATTCTGTTCCATAATATTCGGGAACATTACAAAGTCCTTGTTCAATTACTCTGATAGCCATATTGTGTGCTTGCTGTCCAACCGTTGTTAAATCTACATAACCCTGTTCTAAGATATATTTCTCAAGAATCTTGTGCATTGCCGTGCCCCGGGCGGCAGACTCATCCACGATCCGCGTCGCAATCTCCTCTCCCTTCGATGCGCGCCACCTGGCTAATGCCTCAGTCTTCTCCGGAGATTCAGTCGCTGACAATATAGTCGTGACAGACGGTAACTTCTCCGTCTTTATAACGTAATGACGTTTACCTTCTATCGCCTCTCTAACCGTTTTCGGATAGATGTAATTATTTTTATGTATCATTTTTTTCCTTTCAAGGTTATCGATCATTTGATGAAATTCCTTTATGTCTTCATCAGTCATCATTTAACACTTTTCTTATGTTGCCAAATGTTATTATTAAAAACTCTAATCAATCTAGTGAGTTCTACTTTATGTTCCTTATTAAATTTATCCTTAAATATAATATCACAATCTTCACACGGTAATTTATTACCTTTCCACACTATTACTATTTCTTTAGAATCCATTTCTGTCCTCTATCTCTTTTAATAATTCTTCTCTTTCTTTTTTATTTAATTTAGATTGTTTATAAGATTCATTCAATTCATCTTGTTCCTTTTGAAATGGATCTTCAGGATTTTTTTTAAAAATTTCATCATAATTTTTTCTATACAAATCGTTGGAAACCCTTGATTTTCCATCATATTTTCGACCTTTGAGTTTAAGTTTATTTTTCATCTTTACTGATAAGTCCGTCGCCAAACCTTCCTCTATAACCATAGCCACCGTGATGTACCATCTCCGATTCTATGTTCGCGTATAATTTAAAACCATTCTCGGTCGCTAGATTACAAAACGCAATGTCATCACCGGTCCACTTACCATCTTTAAAGATACAATCCCAAAAAGAAAAAATTTTAAATCCTTCGGGGAATAAGTCTACGTGTTGGTGTGCTTGTATTTCAAGATCCGGTCTGTTCTTCATTAAAGTTTCAAAGACTCTTCTATGAATTAACATCATCCCTGAAGGTCCTCTAGTTAGTTCAACCAATCCACCAGGCAAGAC